CGGCGGTGCCGCCGGCCTCGGCCTCGACGCCCACCGAGGACAGCGCCGTGCCAATCGAGAGGATCTGAGCTTCGGTCAGCCCCGCCAGTTCGCCCGCGCCGGCAATCCGCAGCCCGAACTCCACGATGTCGGTCTCGGTCGTTGCGAAATTGTTACCCAAGGCGACGATCGTCGCTCCGAGCTGGTCGAACTGGTCTTGCGGCATCTGCGTGATGTTGGCGAACTTCGCCAGCGACGAGGCCGCCTGCTCAGTGCTGAGGTTGGTGGTCACGCCCAAGTCAGCGATGACGCGGGTGAACCCGAGGATGTTCTCTTTCCTGATGCCGAGCTGCCCGGCCGACTCGCCAATCTTGTTCAGTTCGTTGACGGAGACCGGGATGGTCTTCGCCATATCCCGAAAACCCTGCGCGAGCTTGGCGAACTCCGGCTCAGTTGCGTTGACCGTCTTGCGGACGCCCGCGAAGGATGACTCAAAGTCCATCGCGGCTTTGACCGCCCCGGCGCCGATGGCGGCCAGGGGAAGCGTGACGCTGCGCGTCAGCGAGCTCCCAATGGTCTGCAGCTTGCCGCCGACGCGACCGAAGCTCTTTTCGAGTGAGTTGACGTGCTTCTCGAAGTCCGTGATGTCGGCACGGAGCCGCACGACCAGATTGGCAACGACACCCACTAGGCGCCCTCAAATCCCGGGGGAGCTTTCTTGGTGCCCCCCGTCGCGACCACCTTGCCCAGCAACTTCTCCGGCGTCAGCTTCTTCTTCGTATGCGGGGCCAGCACGTAGCACGCGAGCCAAGCCGTCCGGTACCACGCGCGCTCCTGTCGCACCTTGTAGCCTTCGACTTGTTCCTCCAGTTCGGCGGGCGTCAGCCGCCAGAACTCCCACGGCCGCAGGCCCATCTCCCACGCGACGGTCTGCGCCTGTTCGAGGTACCCCCGGACGCTGGCTACGCTGCCGCGTCCGGGCTCCCGTTTCCCTCCACGTCCTCGCCGCCCGCCTCGGCGTCGCTCGCGTCCTCGGCCTTTACGAACCCACTGGCGCGCAGCGCATCGAGCAGCTTCTCGACGAGCGATTCGATGCCGTGGCCCTTGTCGAGCCACGCCTGCGCGAGGTCGCCCGCCTTGGACACAGTCATCTTCTGGTCCTGCCAGCGTAGGCCGTAGAGCAGCAGCAGGCGGATGCCGTGGAACGACATCCCCGACATCAACTCCGCGAGGCCTTTGCCCGACTGGACTTCTAGGTCGGCGAGGTCGTTGTGCCGGAACCGCAGCTTGCGCGGCTTGTCGAGGTCGATGAGCACGTAGGGCTGTGACACGCTGTCACTCTCTTTCTGTTAGAGACCCCGCATCACAGCCCCAGTGGGATTACCAGGTCGTGTTGCGAGTGATGGCGCCCGAGCACTGCAGCTCGGCGCTGAACGTGGTGACGTCGTTGATGCCCGAGGACACCTCGTAGGACGTCAGGATCGCCTCGCCCGAGAACTTCACGTCGACGCCGTTCGTCGCGCCTTCGGGGCCGTACTCGTAGCTCACGGTGTTGGCCGCGCCCAGGTGCGCCGCGAACATCGCATCGACGGTTGGATCCCAGTTGCCCTCCAGCGAAATCGTCGCGTCGGTGAACCCGGAGATGTAGGTCTTGTAGGTCGCGCCAAAGGTCGTCGTCTCGGGGATGTCGGCCGAGCGCGGGAACCCGACCGAGGTCAGGTACGTGCTGATGTCGGACAGCGACCCGCCGTTGGTCGAATCCATCTTGAAAACGGTGTTCTTGCCATGTGTGAACGCCATGAGAGGTGCCTCCTACCGACCGAACTGGGCGCCCGCGGCACCTCCTGGGTGACTAACCTGACCGTTACGACGGCGAAGCCGAGGCCGACGGGCTGACGCTGGCACTCGGCGACTGGCTGGCGCTGCCGGAACTCGACGGTGACTGGCTCGCGCTGGGCGACTCGCTGGCTGACGCGCTCAACGAGGGCGACGAACTCGGTGACTGGCTCGCGGAGACGGCCGTCATGTCGACCGTACGGCCCAGTGTGACCACAAACGTAAAACTCGGGCTCGACCCGGCAATCGTCCAACTCGCCCGCACGTACCGGGCGACGGTGTCCGTAATGGTTAGTCGCTCACTACCGACCGCAGTGACTTGCGTGAACGTCCCGAGCGTGCTCCAGGTGCTGTCGTCGGGCGAGTCCTCGATGATGACGTCGAGCGTGTCGTCCGCACTGGCCGCTGTGACGTGCAAATGAGCGATGGCGTTCGTGCTCGACGCGCCGTTATCGACGCTCGCATCGGCGGCCGTGCTGGTTTCCGCCTCGTGGGCGTGCAGCACAACTGCCCGATCCACCTGGCCGGAGCACTGCACTTCGGCTGAGATACTGACCGCTTCCGTCAGGCTGCTCGTCACCTCGTAACTGGTGGTTTTCGCGCTCGCCTGGTAGGCGATGTCACCCACGGCATCGGCCGTCTGGGTCGAAAAGGTCAGTACACCAGGCGTGTCGCTGCCGAGGCTGGCCGCCAGCAGGGCGTCAATCGCGCTGGGGTCCCCGTCGTAATAGCCCCCGAGCGTGACCGTGGCATCAGTGAACCCCGCCACGAACGTCTTATAGGACGCCCCGAACGTCGTCGTATCCGCCTGCTCCGCTGACCGGGCGATCGAAATGGCGTTGAGATACGACGAGAGGTCATACCCGTTGTAGAAGACCTTGGTATTCTTCCCGTGAACGAACGCCATCACACCTCCTCGCCGCAGCCGCGGCAGATCCAGCGGGCTGCGGCCCCGCCCATGCCTCCCACGTCCACCCGCGCCTCATCACACTGCCGGGCGCAAAGGTGCTCCGGCACACCCTGGCAGCGTGCCGGTCGGTCGGGCTCGTGCGTGACCGCCGACGCTCCGAGATGGTGCCGGAGCATGTCCACCTGGGCCGCCGCCAGCCGGAGTTGGGCCTCGATGGCGTCCAAATGCGCGTGCGTCACCAGGTCACGGCTCATTCATGCACCCGCAGGCGATAGCGCGCGATGACGTGCCGCTGCTCGACTTTGTTCGGATACTCTACGAGTAGCTTGACGTCTTCACTTTCGCACCACACCGTCGCATACCCCGCGATCGTGAGCGTCGCAAAATTGAGCAGCGTCGAGACGCGGCTCAGGATGGTCAGCGCCTCGAGGTCGCCTGCGTACCGACTCAGGATGTGAACCGCCAGGGTCGCGTTCCATCCGTAACCGCTCGCCGTCCCGCCCATCGTGTGCCACGGCACCTCGGTCGCGTTGCTGATGAAGACATACGGAAACGCCTGGTCTTCATTGACATCGTTGATGACCGGCGCCAACGCCAGCAGCGTCGCATCGCCATGCAGCGTGCTATAGACGGCCGCCTGCATCAGCGCCAAGGCGCTCCCGCGAGCCACTCACCAACCTTTCGACAGCAGGCGTTCGACCTGCTGCAGCGCCTCTTCGCAGCGCGTCACAAACTTCGGCGTTTCCTGCTCGGCCGCCGGCACCATGAACGGCCGAATCTTGTTCATATGCTTCGTGCCGTATTCATTCGCCAGCCCGGCGTGTGCCTGTTCCGGGTCATCGGCCACAACGCCCGCTTTCCCGGTTAGGCCCGAGCGGGACGTCCAGATTCCGATCGCCCGCTTCAAATCGCCCGTGTCCTCTGGTGCTTCCGCCTTGATGCGGTCCTCGAGCTTGCTGGTGGTCAGCAACACCACTGTGCCCAAAAACGACTTCACCTGCTTGGCCAACTGCTTGTCAGCAAACAGCCGTTTGAAGTCGCCATCGACGTCTTCAATCTCGAAATAGGCGCCGCGAAAGGTCGGCATCAGACCACCACCTCAGCGCAGTGTAGGGTTAGCGCCCTTCGCTTCAGCTCGGTATCAATCGACGCAAGGACTTTATAGGTTGTCGCCGTCGTCGCCGTCTGGCCGCAGCTACAGATGCCATGCACGACGCGCTGCTCGGCCGCCATCGTCGCGTGGTACGGAATCGTGATCAGGGTGATGACTTCGGCGTTGTCCACGCCCGTCACAAAGGGCTGCGGCTCAATGGCGGCTTGCACGGTCGCATAGGTCGCCCAGGTCTGCGACGTGCCGCCCAAGGCATCAATGGTCGTAGTCGCCGATTGCAGGGCCACAGTATGCCGCCGCTGCCCGGCGCCTTTGCGGATAGGGCCAATGCCAGGCATCAGCCCACCCAGAGCACCCGGTAGGGTGCGATTAGTTGGTGATACCCGTAGGGAATGGTAATGAGCTGCCCGGCGAACTGGCTGACGATGACTTCTTCCCGGTGCTCGTAGAGCGACCCGAGCAGCATGAGCATGGCCTGTTTGAGGGCAGCCGGAACGGCGGTCGGCAGCCCGTAGCCACAGACGAAGCGAACCACAAAGGCGTCGGCATCTCGCACGTCCGATGGCCAGGCGCCCGTTGAGGTCAGCACCAGGCGCCCTGGTTCACTACTAGTGACCACCTGGTAATTGGTCGCCGCGAGCACGGCCGCTGCCCCGGCATCGTTGTAACTCGTGACGCTTGTGACTGAGATCAGCCGCGGCTTCGGGAGCCAGAGGTCGCCGGAGGGGACGTCGTCCCAGTACGCGTCCCAGGTTTGCGTGCAGAGGGCGCGGCCCGTGTCGGTCTCGACCTGCTCGCGGGCGACTTGGATCAACCGATTGACGGTGGCGTCCGTGTCGCCTTCGTCGGACGTGAGACGCAGATGCGCCAGGGCATCGTTCAGGGACACGGGTTCCTGCGTCGGCGCCGTGTAGAGCACCGACCGCGCCGCGCGCAGCGTGTCATAGCCCTGGGCGAGACTGCTGCTGCTCATCATCCGGTCCTTCGAGCACGTTCATCCGCCGACAGGCGCACTTGATCTCAATGGCCCGGCCCGGGCGCAATCCGCGCGCCCCCGCTTCGATGCGAAACAGCAGCCGCCCGCAGTGTCGACAGCGCACGTTCTCCCAGGCGCGCTCCCACCAGGGCGGACGGATCACCGGCACTCACGAGACCTTCCGGGGACGGCCCCGCCGCCGCACCGCCGCCTCGGGCGGTACCATAACGGCCGCGACCGCCTCCGGCGCCGAGTCGTCATTCAGCGGCTCGGCGAGACCGGAGGAGACCCACGCGCGACTCACCGCCGCACTGACCCAGACGATGTCCCCAGCGTCGCCCGCAGGGCTCCCCAGGAGTTGCGTCAGCAACCGCACAGGCACGGTGCGCTCAGCCGACGTAGACATAGAACGTACCGGAACACACGTTGCCGCCACTCGCCACAACCAGCTTCAACCGTTCGCTGGCGAGGACGACGTAATCTGTGACTGCGGTGCCTCCCGCAGCATACAAATTCGCCGCCCCCGTCGAGGCTAGATGCGTGGCTTGCCGCGGCGCGGAGGTAAACGCCGACGTCCCGATGTTGTCCTGGTCGAGGACGATCACGCCCGTCACCTCGCTCGAGATGATGATGTCCCCGGCCGTGTCAATGGGTGTGCTGCCAGGCACATACCGCACCTGGAGCACGCGCCCATTGGCGACCGTCGAACTATAGACGGTCGCAGCGCCCGACGCATCGGTCGTGGCCGCCAGAGTGTGCCGTTCACAATACATGGTGTCAGCTCACCGATGCGCTGAACGGCGTCGCCTCGGCCCCGCCACCCGACTGAGTGAACGCCTGGCAGGACCAGAACCCCGACTTGTAGTCGATGCACTGGATGTAGCCGCCGACGATACCGCCCGTGGTCGCCGCCCCCGCGAACGTCATTGTGTCGTCGCCCGCATCCGCGCGCCACACCTTCACGTTCCCGTCGACGTCGGTGTCCTGCTGGATGTTGATCGAGCCGTCCATTACGTCGGTGGCGTTTGCCACCTTGATGATGTTGGCATTCGAGGTCGCGGTGGTCGCGATGACGAAACGATAGATGTTCCCGGTCCCCGTCGCGGCCGGCAGGGTGACGGTCGTGCCGGTCGCGGCCCCGAAGGCGATGACGCGCCCCGCGTGCAGAGCGGCCGTCACGGTGAGCGTGGCGCTCGTCGCACTGACGGCCGCCGTGCCCATCGCGAGCTGCCCGCCGGATTCGATGGTGAGCGTGCCGCCACTGGCAACGACGAGTTCGTCGCCGCCGTGCTTGCGGTACACCTTGGGTTGATACGTCGTGTCTGCGGCCATCTGCGAAGGTCTCCGTTGGTTACCGGCCGGGGCGCTTCACGCGAAGCGCCCCGGCCGTAGTCACGAGGGACACGGGGCCTCGCCCCACGTCGTCAATCCGCCAGCGGATTGGGCAAGCTGGCGGGCGTGGCTGCGTTCCGCAGGCCGTAGAGGATGTAAAGGCATCCCCCGTACTGCGCGTTGCTGCCGGCGCCGTCCGAATCGATGCGGATGCAGTCGTAGTTCCCGAGCGAATCGGCCCGCACATGGAAGCAGTAAATGCCTTCGTTCTCGGCCGTTGTCGCGTCCGTCCACGTCGAGGCGGCCGTCTGCGTGCCCTTCGTCCAGCCCGTCACGGCCGACAGCGCCGTCGCGCCCTGCTGGTAGTAGATCGTGTCCAGCACGGTCGCCACCGCCGCGCCCGTGCCGCTCACGTCGGTCGCCTTGTAGAGCGTGAGGGTCTGGTCTTCGCCGGCCGTGCCCGCCGCCTTGAACCAGACGATCAGGCAGCCCTCGGCGTTCTTTAGACTGACGTAGTCGCCCGTCTGCGGCGTCGCCTGGTTGGCCGGCACCCAGGCCGACTTGATGTCAATGACATTTCCAAGAATCTCCATGCCGACTCCTCTTCACTGGGGTTGCGTCGCCGGTTCTACCTTACGAGGCGCTGTGCGCGAAGTACTTGATCGGGTGCTGCCCCGCATCCACGAGCCCGGCGTCGAGACGGGCAAACAGCATGTAGCCGTTCTGTCCGTTCGCCGCGTAGAGTTCCTCGAGGCGCACGACCTGAAGCGCACGCACTTCGCGGATGTAGTACGTCGAGAAGTCGCCGAAGAGAATCGACTTCGCTGAGGCCGCCGGCACCGCCATATCGTTGTTGATGACGACAGGTTTGCCGAGCAGCATGTCGGGCGCGCTCATCTGTAGGCCGGGCTGCCACAGATACTGGCCGTTGCCGTCCTTGACCTTTCGCAGCGCCAGCGCGGTCGTGTCGCTCATCATCCAGCGGGCGTTCGGCCGGTAGGCGATGTCGACCGAATGGAACAGGTCGAACAAATTGTCGGCCGGGATGGTCGTCGTGGTGCCCGTGGCGCCCGCCACGCCCGAGGTTGCGCCCGTGACCACGCCTTGCGGCTGCCCGGCGCCGGTTCCGGTCGTCATGTGCGTGTTCTGGATGCGGCCGATGCGCTCCCCCAGCTTGCGCGCGAGCAAGGCGGGAAAGTCGACCTCGCTGTCCTGCAGCAGCTGCCAGCTGATCTTGACGATCTTCGAGCTATAGAGGTGCGCGCCCAGCCTGACCTGCCCGAGGCTGATTGACGTCCCGCCGGCATGGGAGCCTTCCTCGGCCACAATAGCCCCGGTGTTCCCTGTGTCGTCGTTCGTCGGGATCGGCAGGTCCGCACCCGTCGACGTCTGGATGACCGTGCAGCCCGCCGACAACATGCCGCCGAAAGCCTTGCGCGCCTCGACGACCTGGTTGTAAAACCGCGTGTCGGGCGCGACGACGAAGCCTCCGGCCGCACCCGTCAACGTGTTCTGCTCGCGCGTCTCGAAGGGCTGATATCCGCTCGAGAGCACCTGGCGCTCGTCGCTGGAGAGCCCGGCGAGACCACGGCGCAGGTACCCGTCGAAGGCGTTGGCGTAATCGATTTTGCGTTGATCGCCCTTCGCCTCCTCGCGGGTGCGCTCCTCCCGCTGCGACTCCGGCACCACGTAGGTCTCGGCGGCCAGCTTCTCGCGGGCCTCGATGGTGGCCTTGATCGCGTCGATGTCCCGGTCGATCTTCTCGATGGTGTCGCGTTCCTCGACGCTGAGCGCCCGCGCTTGGGCCTCTGCCGTGTCGAGGATCTGGCGGGCGTCGGCGACCAGCTTGGCCCGCTGCTCTCGAAGAGCCTTCGTGTCCATATCGTCTCCTCTGGGCCGCACTCGGCCGCTACGCTGACCACTCCTGCAGCCGCACGCGCAGCCGCAGATGTTCGCGCTCGATCACCCCATTGGCGTCGACCGCAGGAGGCGCCTCGGGCGGGGCCGCGAGGGCCTGTGCCATGTCGCTGGCACGGGCGCTGACTGACGTCTGCGTATAGGCCGGATACGTGACCGGCGAGACGTCGAAGAGTTCGACTTGCTGAATGCGACGCAACGGCAACTCGCCGGAGCGCTCGGCGGGCTCCCACTCGTCCGCGATGACGCGAAACGCAAACGAGCTTTGTGTCACGTCGCCGCGGCGCACCGACTCCAGCAGGTCGCTGGCATACGACGTCTGGGGCGGATCGACCTCGTAGCGCAGTCCATGATCGTCACTGCTCAGGCGTAAGGTGCCGCTGAGGGTCCGCCCCAGAATCAGGTTCGGGTCGTGGTTGACTAGGGCGCGCACGTCGGCGCCGAGCGTCTGGTCGAACGCGCCCGGCTCGATGCGCTCCCGAAACACAGCGCCGATCACTGTCTCCTGGTCATAAACAGCCGCATAGCCCGCCAGCACGGGCGGGCCGTCCGCCTCAATTTCGGCGCGCAACTCGGGCGCCGCGCCAACGAGACGTCGTTCACAATCCATCACATCACCCGCCCGCGGTCAGCGTCCTCTGAGGCGGCGGGCGCCGCAGTGGGCGCATTCGCCTCCGTCAGCACCGCTGGGGTCATTGGCAGCATGTTGCCGTTGACCATGTAGAGGTCGCCGCCATCCTCGGCGGCAATCGGGTCCATTTCCTCGAGCGCTCGCCACTCGTTCGCGTTGATGATGCCGTTCTGCCGCTGCGTCGCCAGGGCCGCGGCGCGACTCGCCGCATCGCCTTTCAGCAGGCCGTTGACGATAAAGACGGCATCGTAGATCGTGAACTCCTGCCGGTTGAGGAGGTCACGCTTGATGGCTTGTTTCCAGCGTTCGAGCCACGGCATCAGCGTGAACGTCAGAAAGCCGATTTGCTGCTGCTCAATGCCCGTGCCCCAGGACGTGCTGCGGTCAACCGCCCCGAGCATGTGCGGCGGGATGCGATAGATGCGCGCAATCTCATCGATTTGAAACTTGCGCGTCTCGAGGAACTGGGCATCTTCGGGCGGCACCGTGATGCTTTGCCAGACCATGCCCTCTTCGAGAATGGCGGTCGAGTGCATCCGATCGCCCTGCATCATGGCTTCCCATTGCGTGCGGAGCTTGGTTTGCGCCTCGGGGCTCAGCTGGGTCTTGGCCTGCAGCACACCCGAGGGCCGCGCCTGGTTGCCGAAGAAGCGCGCCCCGAACTGCTCGGCGGCTTTCGTCAGCCCCAGTGACTCCCGATGCAGGCGAATCGGCGAGCGCCCGTGGATGCCATCGTGCGCGTTGATGCGGAGATGGAGCAGCGGGGGACGGTTCGGATCGTAGATCCAGACCTGCCGCCCGCCCCGCAGCAGCTCGTAGACGTAGCGCAGTCGGTTCAACCCGTCGCGGTCGATGGTCATCCGTGCTGGGTCGAGCGGCCAGAGCTGCGTCACCCGGCCCCGCGCATCCCGCACGACTTCGGCGTAGGCATTACCCCACAGGCACAAATGTGTCTGGAGCGTCTCGCGCAGGTCGAACGCCGTCAGTTCGGGATTCGCGAGGTCATGCAGGACCGTGTAGAGCGGGTGGTCCGTGGCGACATCACGCCCGCCATCCTCCCGCCGCCGCATGAGTTTGAGCGGGAGCTGCGCGACGTTGTCCGCGATGAGGTGGACGGCCGCATACAGCGCCGGCAGCCCTTCGGCGGTGTATTCAGTGACGCTGGCCCCTGACGCGCTGAGGGTACCACCCAGCGCTGCAATCAGGGGCTGCGACGGGGTCTGAGAGATGTCCTCAGCCCCGACCGTCTTGTACCGAAACAGCGCCGCAAACGGGTTTTGCACCGCTACTCCACCCGCCCATGCGCCTGCCCCCCGGCGAGGAACAGCAGCGTGCCCGCCACGATGAGGGCGACCGGGACGGACAGGAGGCCGACGCCGATGACGACGAGGAGGAACCCGAGAATGAGGAAGGCATCGGCCATCAGACGCACTCGGGTGCGAGTGTGAGGCCGACTACTGGGCGAGCGCTAGAGGGTTGTTGTCAGGATGTCATGGTCTGGCATGGTTTGTCATCGTTTGACATACTTTGCAGTACCGCTAGCACGACGGTTCGGCGCCATCCTCCTCCAAGTCGAGACTCTGACGGTCAATACGGACCCGCTTACTCGGCCCGATGCGCCGAATGGTGACGGCCTGCTTTTCGATCCAGCGGCGAATGGTGCGCTCGCTGGCGCGAGTCTCCTGGGCAGCCTCGCGGACCGTGACCCAACGCGGATGGTGGTCACTCATGGGGCAGTCCTCCTCCAGTTGACGGCCAGTCTCACAGCACGTAGAGGTCAGTCGTCTCGTATTTCGACACCAGGGGCGCCGGATGGGTAATCGCCCGACCCAGGGCCATAATGAGCGCCACCATGCCGTCAATCCGCTCGATGGCCAGCGACTTATCCGGCCGAATTTCTCCGTAGGAATTGTTCGTCACGGTCAGGTTGTCAGCGCACCACGACAGCACGGGATGGCCGGGGTGCCGCAGCCCGCCGCCCTCGACCAGGGCAATCAGCCGCCGCGTCGGGTCGTTGTACCAGCGAAAGCCCTGCGGGATGGGCAGGAGTTTGTCGGCGCCCAGTTCGTTGGCGAGCTGCGTGGCGAGCTGCGTCGCGTTGCTCGGGTCGTAGGCCAGCACGCGCAGGTCGCGCCGGCCGAGCAACGCGACCAGGTCGCGCCGCACGATGTCGTAGTCGGTGATGTTGCCGGGCGTCACCGTGACCCACCCGTCGCGCGCCCAGGCGTCGTAGGGCACCCGGTCACGCGCCACGCGCTTCTCGATATTGTCGCCGGGAATCCAGAACTGCGGAAAGGCAACGTAGCCGCCGCCCTCGTCCTCAAAGAGCAGCACAAAGGCCGTTAGGTCCGTCGTGCTCGAGAGGTCCAGCCCGCCGTAGCACGGTCGGCCGGCGAAGTCGTCCACGGTGAGCGTCCGATCGGCGCCCCGGTCCCACGCCTGCCGGTCGATGACCTTCTCCTCCTGGGCGACGAGCTGCCCGACGTGCAGGCGCCGAAACGCCGACTGGAAAATCGGCATGGCCGCGGCCTTGCGGCACTCCACCTCCAGGTAGTCCGTCTTCACCGACACGCCGTAGTTCGGGTTGGCTTTGCGCCAGATGGCGGGCGCCTTCCAGTCGTCGTCCTCGTCGGCCCCGGCAATCAACCCAAACCAGGCATCGTCCTCGTGGCGCCCGTCGAGAATTAGGCGGGTGTATTCCCGGTGCGCCCACCACGGCCCCTGCCGGTTGATGCCCGCCGTCGTGATTTCAAACAGCATCGGCTCGCGTCTCGTGCCCATGCCGGTGAGCATCACGTCGATGACGTCGCTGTTCTTGTGCGCGTGGACTTCATCGGCGACGACGAAATGCGGGCGCAGGCCGTCGAGGGTCTTGCTATCGGCGCCGAGCGGTTCGAACTTGGAGGCTGAGGAGAGCTGGTGGAGGTTGTGCTGCTGGATGGCGATGCGGCTGCGGAGCGCCGGCACGCGCAGAATCATGTGGCGCGCGGCATCCCAGCAGATGCGCGCCTGGTCTTGCTTGGTCGCCACGGCGTAGGCTTCGGCGCCTGGCTCGCCGTCGAAGAACGCCATCCAGAGGCCGAGGCCGCCGGCCAGCGTCGACTTGCCGTTGCCGCGGGGCAGCTCGATGAACGCCGTGCGAAAGCGGCGCAGTCCGTCGCGCTGCCACCCAAACAAGCTGCCAACGATGAAGGCTTGCCAGGGCGCCAGTTCAAGCGAACGCCCCGCCCATTCACCCTTGAAGTGCCGCAGGTGGGAGAAGAACGCGATGACGCGGGCTGCCTTGGCCGGCGCCCAGACCAGCCCGCGCGCACGCCGGTTATCGAGGTCCGCGAGGTGTCGCTGACAGGCAGCCCGATGTAGGGCGCCCACCAGCACCCTGCCCTTCACCACCTGCCGCGCATACCGCGTGACCTGATCTGTCATTTCACCGCGCGCAGAAACGTCTCCGTCGGGTCGTCCTGCGTGTCCTCACTCGGCACGCTGACCCGCGCCCGACTCGCAGGCGTCAGCCCCGCTTCCTTCAACAGCTCCGTCAGCGCCTTCCGCGCCAGCCGCACCTGCTGATGCACCGGATGCACCCTCACCTCCTGGTGCTCCACGCCCGCCCCGTCCACACTGACCTTGACCTGCGTCAACGGCGCGATGTCACTCGCCGCACGCCACTTCTGGTAGTCTGCGCACGCCTCGGCGTAGTTGCACAGCCACGGGCCGTCCGATTCGCTCAGGCGATGTTCGCCCTCCAGCAGCGCCGCGCCTTCGTCCCAGTAGGCACTGGCGCAGGCCGAGAGATACGCGGGTTTGCCCGGCCGCCCGAGCTTCGGGCGCGGCTGCCGATGCTGATGCGGACGCACCCCCGAACCCTGCAGCCGCCGCAATGCCTCCGGTTTTTGCCGCCGACCGATACCAGGCACACCCATCACGCCCCCATTTCGCCAAAATAGGCCGGTTTACGGAGTTTTTGTTTTTTCATTGGCGTTTTGAAGC